TGAACTTTCTTTGTTTGTTTTTCAAAGTAGTTAACAAAAATCTCCTTATTAAAATGATAGTCTCTTTTTATAGCATCTATGAAAAGCAGGATTACCCCTTTCGATAAATGTATCGATTGAAGTATAACTTTTGGACTAATAGAAGAAAGATCACCATACCCATCAACATAAGTTCGTTTTAAGAACTCATAAGACTTTTCAGATATAAGACTCTTTGAAAGATTGATTTTTACATCAATATCTTTCATAAATTTGATATACTCTCCAGCGACTTTGTCATTGAAGATTACTATATCATCTCCTAAGAGCCTATAATCTGAGAATGGTTGAAATTCAACTACTTTCTTGCTAGAATTATGGTTTATTTTATAAACCACATCTGCGCGAAGAGCACATATCTGCACAATTACATGGTGAGTTAAACTCAACATTGCAAAAGACGAATATGCACCCAGAGGCTGCCCGACACTATAAGAGGTACTTTTCAATTTACCTTTCTCCATTCCTATACCATGAACAAAGGGAATTGTCATCAATTCTCTCCATGAAACAGAAGGATACTTTAAATAATCAAGAATATTTTCTTGAAGAAATAAAGGTAACCTATCTGTCGCATTTGAAAGATCAAAGGAAAAGAATTTCCTATTTGTTTTAAATTGTTCATTATCAAAGAGCTGCCTATAGGTTGCACGATCTTGAGAGAAAGTGTAATCCATATGTATTTTCTTTAATTTTGAAGATATATAGAGGTGGAGAGGAGCCAAGGCTTGTTGTAGCCAAAAATTGACTACAGCAATTATTCTTGACTTCCCCGCTTGTTCGTTGAGAACAACCAATCTACCCAAAGGTATTACCGATTCTTTCGAATTAAAAATCAATTTAATTCGTATGAATAGTAATACAAAAGGTAGGTAGGTTATCATACCAATGAATATATATAATAAAGCAACATAATGGCGTATCCTAATGTAATGATAAATTACATTAATAAATACACCAAAATTGGTCATAAGAACTGCTAATTCATACCATGAATGGAAAAGAGAAATCTTTCCAGTAGGACATGCAGAAAGCAATTTGATAATATCTTTTTCGTTGCCAGCGATATGAGGAAGAAAGGTTTTTGGATAAAAACCTAACGACTTCATAGCCGAAGCAAGTTCATATCTGTCAAACTCTTTTATAGTACCTCCATATGGATCGGTTATTGATGATAAATCAACAACTGGCTCATAAGGAAGAATACGATAAATAGAGAGTGATGTTAAGGCTAAACGTAACACAGTTTTGTGAACAAGTTTACCATAATCAGAAGGATTTTTAATTATCTTCCTTATGATAGGTGGTAAAATTGTAGGTATTCCTCTTCTGTCTCTCTTAACCCAAACATCTGGATTCCTTTCTTTTGGAACTCCAGCTACGTAGGTTATGAGACTATGATGTGCATCTTTAAGGTAATTATACGTATAAGGTACGCCATTATTCTTTAATAATGAACGTATCCTAGGTATAATCCTCATTAAATCATAAGAACTACCAGTCAGTAATTTTAAGAGTTCTCCAACACGTACAAAGTATAAATGAATGATATTTATATCAATAAAATTATACTTCTTATTATGTTGACTATTGGAAGTTAAAAACAAGGTAGAAATATTAAATAATTGTGAAAA